ATGTGCCCGCAGACCACGTTCGGGTCGCACCAGATCCGGAAGCCCTGGCTCCTGGCCCGCTGGCAGAAGCTCAGATCCTCCCCGAAGGCGCCGTCCGGCAGGAAAAGCAGGCCGGTGTAGAAGCCGGTCTTTTTCAGGATCTCCGTCTCCATCAGCACGCAGCCGAAGCCGCAGCCGTGGATCTCGAAGACGTCCTCCGGGTAGGCGTCCGGCGCCGGCCGTTCCACCGGGAACAGGCTGGTGAACACGCAGCTCCGGTGGGGCGGACGCCTGGCAGCGTAAACGCTGGAAATGAAGGGCTTCCCGGACCGCTGCAGATCCTCCACGATGGTCTCCGGGAAGATCATGTCCGCATCCAGCCACAGCACGTGGGTGAAGCCTTCCGCGATGGCCTTCCTGGCCAGATCGTCCCGGGCCATGTACACCATGGTGTTGCCCCGGAAGGCCAGCTCGTAATCTGTGCCCCGGTCCTTCAGGTGCTCGATCAGCGCCGCCAGACAACGGACGAAAGCGAAGTGCATATAGTCGATGGTGGGGATGGCGATCATCAGCTTCATGGGTGAATCGCCTCCCAGGGATCCAGCAAGGCCCGGTACTTATCCCGGTACTGCACCCGGAACATGGACGAGCTGGTGGTCCAGTCCGTGCATCCTGCGTAGTGGACGATGGCCGGCCGGTCGGTGTAGCCGGTGACGAAGCACTCGTTGAACCGGACCGGCAGCTCCGCCGCCTTCTCCGGATGCTCCGCCGCGGCCTTGTTCCAGGCGTCCTGGTCGATGTAGGGGACCTGCTCGGTGTTCAGCATCCGCACCAGCTCCCCGGTGATCCGGTCCTTCCGGATCTCTGCCAGGTTCAGCATCATGACGCCGGCGTTGAAGTACCTGGGCCCGTAGGGCTTGAAGGTGCCCAGATGCTCCGGCACCGCCGCGAACCATTTCCCGGTCAGGTCCATGTCCCAGAGCTCGTCGATGCTGTCGTCGATGATGGTGTCCACGTCCAGCTGCAGCACCCGCTTGAGGCTGGAGGGCAGCACCCGGGCGCAGGCCGCCCGCATCATGCAGATGGGCCGGAACCGGGTGGTATAGTTGGGGCCCTCCGGCGGGAAGACCGTCTGATCCCGGACGTTCAGGATCCTCGCCTGTTCCGGCAGCGGATAAGGGAACGCATCGTCCTCGATCATCAGGTAGATCCGGTCCACATGGGCGTGCTTCAGCAGGCTCCGCATGGCCGGCACCATGTGCTCGTAGAGGTTCCGGGTTCCCGTGTAGATCACGGCCCGGGTCCCCGTGTAGGCTGTTTTTGTCATGATTTCCCCTCCTGCGGCGGGCCGTAGACGTCCTCCATCTGCTCATGCGGGACAAAACCGGTGGGTGACATCTCCACCGTCCCGCTGAGCTCTGCCGAGCCCCAGAATTTGTACCGCAGCTCCACTACGGCGTAGCTTCCGGCTTCGTGCTCGATGCTGTAACCGACGCAGTTCTTGCTGACGTCCTCGCCGTCCAGCTCGATGGTGGCCAGGCCGTTGGGCTTGGCTTCGATTTTGATCCTGTGCTTTCCCTGCTGTACCATGATTTCCTCCCGTTACAGGTGCCAGGTGCCCGCCTGGATCCGGTCTGCCAGCGTGTTCTGGGGCGCCAGCATAGCCGCCGCGTGGGCGATGATCCAGGCCACCGTGATGTCGATCCTGCCGATACTCATGTTTTTCATGGGCTTGATGTTCTCGTTGCCGTCGGTCCGGCAGCGCACGTTGCCGAAGTTCCACCGGGCGCAGGTGTTGTGCTCGTGCACCATCTGGTGCTCCCGGAGCTTGACCTCCAGGTCCTTCATGGCCGGGGAGAGGTTGGCCATGTTCTGGGGGATCTCCGCCACGTTCAGGCCCGCGTCCTGCAGCCGCCCGGACAGCATCCGGGATAGATAGGGATCCACGCCCAGCAGCTCCAGCCGGTACGTCCTGGAGGCTGCCAGGATCGTGTCCTCGATCTCTGTAAAGTCGATCATGTCACCGTCGCAGAGGCTCAGGTACCCGGCTCGGGCCCAGTCGGAGTAGGGGACGTGATCCCGCTTCTCCGCGTCCGTGGTGCCCTCCCGTGGCCGCCACGCCCAGAACAGCACCACCCAGGTGTCAAGACCGGGCTGGGGCGGAAATTCCAGGACGAAGGCGGAGAGGTCTGTTGTGGTGGAAAGATCCAGGCCGCCGAAGCATTTCTTTCCCCGGAGGCTCTCCCGCATCTTCTGCCGGAGCTCCGGGCCCTTGTAGTGCTCCTCCAGGGCCGGCACGTGCCACTGGGTCCGGTCATAGAGGGGGAGGGGCAGCCAGCCGATGCTCTTGGTGGCCACCCACTGGTTCAGGCGTAGCCACCGGAACAGCCGTTCCTTCTGCTCGCTCTGCTTCGCCTCCCGGGCCTCCTGGCGGATGGTCCGGAGGGGGATCGTCACCCCGATGGAGGGGTTGCAGCGCCGCCAAAGGTCCTCGTCGTGGATGTTCATGGCGTTGCAGACCTCCGGGTCATCCGGCATCCCGTACATCACCGGCAGCCAGATGGGGTTGTCGTCTGCAGGGTCTCCGGAGCCGTCCCGAGCTGCCAGGATCCGCCGGCACTGCTCGTGGATCTCCCAGCCGATGGACTTCCGGTCCGGGTCGTCTCCGGCCGTGGTCAGCACGATCCATACCGGCTGACGCCTGGCGGAGCCGGCGCCGAAGGTCATGACGTCCCAGAGATCCCGGCTGGGCTGCGCGTGCAGCTCGTCGAAGATCACGCAGCTGGGGCTGTAGCCGTGCTTACTGTAGGCCTCGGCGCTCAGCACCCGGATATAGCCGCCGTCGCTGTTCCGGATGACCTCCTTCCGGCTGGGCCGGACCTTCACCAGCTGCTGCAGCCAGGGGGCGTTGTCGATCATGGCCACGATGGCGTTGTAGCAGATGGAAGCGTTGTCCCGATCCGCCGCGCAGAGGTAGACCTCCGGCTTGTTCTCCCCATCGGCCAGCAGGTGGTAGAGGGCCAGACCCGCCGCCAGCTCCGTCTTGCCGTTTTTCTTGGGGATCTCCAGGTAGAGGTACTGGTACATCCGGGCCTTCTGCCCTGTTGGATCGTCTCCCGGCTCCAGGGACAGGGTGCCGTAAAATTCCCGCAGGGGATCCCGCTGCCAGTCCTGCAGCCGGAACGGTTTCCCGGCGAAGTCGCCCTTGGAGAATGTCAGAAGCTCCAGGAATCCGCAGGCGAAGTCGGCAGCAGCAGGGGAGAAGACCGTGGTCGCGGAGGTTGCTGCCGTCATGCCTGGAAGCGCCTCCGAAGCTCCTCAATGGGATTTTCCGGCGCCTCCTCCACCTTCGGCACTACCAGGCGGCACCGGCTGGACACCGTCATGCCCAGCTCCGTGGCGCATCCCCGGCAGATCTTCTCCATCTTGGCCATCTGACCGGTCCAGTAGTCCAGCTGCGCCTGGGCTTCGCTGTATTCCTTCTCCCGCTCGTGGATCTCATCCTGGGTGGCAATCTCTCCGCCGCCGCTCAGGTCCGGGATCTGAGCGCTCAGCTGCGCCATCCAGATCTCCTTGTGCCTGGACGCCTCCCCGTAGGTGGCCTCGCAGTCGCAGTACCGGGCCAGGGTTCCCGTGTCCAATTTGGACACCACATCCCCGGGCAGCGCCAGGAGCTCCTTGGCGTATGCCCGGAACAGCTTCGCCGCCGGCTTACTCAGCCATTTGGGAGGCGTCAGGCTCCTGGGCTTCCCGGCCTTGACCTCCGAGCGCTGCCGCTCCTCGATCTCCGCCTTTGTCCAGTGCTTTCCGCCGCCGCCCTTCACAACGGCCAAATTCACATCCATGGGCCTCCGTTTGCCAGCCATTCCGCAACACCTCCATCCTGGTTCGCCCTGCTGAGGGCATCCTTCGGGCCTCCCTGGGCCTTCTGCGGGTCTCCCGGGCCTCCTGCGCTCTCGGTCCTGTTTTTCCGGTGGGGAAAAAACTTCGTGCCGTGGGAAGGCTCGGGGTACCTGGGCGAAAAACCCCGATTTTCCGCCCCTGGGGGGAGGGGTTGGCCACCCGGGGATCAGATCCCCGCCCGGATCGCGCCCGCAGGCGCCGCACGACGCGCCCGTGCCCGAGCCATCAGCCGGATCGCCGCCGATTGCCGCCGAAAATCTCGGGGTTTTCCTGCATGGTTTTGCGGCTGTGACAGCTGTGGCACAGGCTCTGCAGGTTTCCAGGATCCAGGAACAGCCGGAGGTCTCCCCGGTGCGGCTGGATGTGATCCACCTCGGTGGCCGGCACCCGCAGCCCCACGGCTGCACACTCCCGGCACCAGGGCTCCGCCGTCAGCTGCTGCGCCCGAAGCCGGGGCCACTCGGGCCGCTTGTACAGCCGGTGCCAGGGCTTCGGTGCGCTCCGGTCGCTGCTGGGCCTTGGCTCCAGCTTGTGCGCCGGACAGTAGCCCTCACTGGTGAGGACGCCGCATCCGGGCGCCCGGCACGGTCTCAGTGGCTTACGCACGGCAGCACCTCCAGAAACGCAAAAAGAGGCCAGCACAACACACGTTGCACTGGCCTCTCAGGGCTCTCGCTCGATTGAGATCCGAACCTCCCCGCAGATCTTGCACCACAGGCCGCAGTCCACGAGGACGGTCCTGGGCGTGATCCTGGCGAGCTTCTTCCGCCCGCAGACGGGGCAGATCGCATAGTCATTTACTACTTGCAGTATACCACTTTTTCCGCTATTCGTCAAGGTATAGCGCCACGTTATGGGCTCCAGTTTCAAAGGTTAAGACCTCCCCCCAGGTTGAAATTGCGCTCGATATAACCGGCCTTTCGGCAGCCAGTATTTCAAATAGGAATACTCCCCGAACTCCGTCCGCCGGCCGTCGCTCTCCACGGTGACGGCCTCCGGCGGCGCCTGCAGCGTCAGATCCTCGTCCGGGATGTCCACGGTGGTCTCCACCGGTCTGGCCAGTCCCTTGGACGGCGTCCACATCTGTTCGCCGATCTTCGGCTTGCCGTGCTCTATGGGCTCGTGGCACATATAGGTGGCGATGGCGGTGACGGCGGTGTCGTCGTCCAGCGGGCTGACGTCCACGTTGCCGTAGGGCC